CAATATGCTGAAAGAAATGGTTCATTCTTACCAATGTTACATAGATTCGATTTATCAGTAGTACAAGACATCTATGTAAATGTTAAAGGTAAAAAGAATACAATCCAAATCAGAGCAGATATTTTGAACTTTGGTAATTTATTAAATAATGAGTGGGGTGTTTCTCAAAGAGCAACTATCCCAACTATCTTAAACTATTCAACTACAACAAATGGTGAACCAGTTTATAAGTTAGCAACTCAAAAATTAGCAGATGGTTCTACTATCTTAGCTAGAGATACATATCAATACAATTCATCCGTATTTGATGTATGGAGTGCTCAATTAGGTATTCGTTATATCTTTGGTAGATAATAACAAAATAAAACTAAACTTAAATGGGAGAAAAATTCTCCCATTTTTGTTTGGTAATTTCAAAAATATTTCGTATCTTTGTAAAAATAAAAAATATAAGTTATGGCAAAAATAATTAAATTCGAAACGGAAGTGAGAAACGGATTAAAGGACGGTGTAGACAAATTAGCAAATGCTGTAAAAGTTACACTGGGACCGAAAGGTAGAAATGTTATTCTACAAAAACAATTTGGTGCACCCCATATTACAAAGGATGGTGTATCAGTAGCAAAAGAAATTGAATTAGTAGACCCGATTGAAAACATCGGTGCTCAATTAGTAAAAGAAGTTGCAAGTAAAACCGCAGACCAAGCAGGTGATGGAACTACAACGGCAACTGTCTTAACACAAGAAATTTTTGCATTGGGAGTAAAGAATGTAGCAGCTGGTGCTAACCCAATGGATTTAAAAAGAGGTATTGATTCTGCAGTAAAAGTAGTAGTATCTGAATTAGCAAAAATATCAAAACCAATCAAAACATCAAAAGAGATTGAACAAGTAGCAACAATCTCAGCCAATAATGATTCATCTATCGGTTCAATGATTGCATCAGCAATGGAGAAAGTTGGTAAGGATGGTATTATTACGGTCGAAGAAGCGAAGGGTACTGAAACGGAAGTAAAGACCGTAGAGGGTATGCAATTGGATAGAGGTTATTTATCCCCTTATTTTGTAACTAATCAAGAATCTATGGAGGCAGAATTAGACAATCCATACATTCTTTTATATGATAAAAAAATATCTTCTATGAAGGATATTTTACCGGTGTTGGAACAAACTGCACAAACCGGAAAACCACTATTGATTATCGCAGAAGATATTGATGGTGAAGCACTTGCAACATTAGTAGTAAATAAATTAAGAGGAACTCTAAGAGTAGCAGCAATTAAAGCACCGGGATTTGGTGATAGAAGAAAAGAAATTTTAGAAGATGTTGCTGTATTGACAGGTGGACAAGTTATTAGTTCTGAACTTGGATTTACATTAGATAAAGTAACTTTAAATGATTTAGGAACTGCTGAGAAAATCACAATCGATAAAGATACATCAACATTCATTAATGGTGGTGGTGAGAGTGATACTATCAAAGCAAGAATTGATTTAATTAAAAATCAAATTGAAAAAACTACATCTGATTATGATAAAACAAAACTACAAGAACGTTTATCTAAATTATCAGGTGGAGTTGCAATCTTATACATCGGAGCAACAACCGAAGTGGAGATGAAAGAAAAGAAAGATAGAGTAGATGATGCACTTCACGCAACTCGTGCAGCAGTAGCAGAAGGTATTGTTCCTGGTGGTGGAGTTGCTTTGATTAGAACAATTTCTGCATTAGAAACTCCTGGAAATTTAGACTTAATAAATGAAACATCTGATTTTGTTACTGGTGTAATGATTGTTAAAAAAGCAATTGAATCACCATTAAAAACAATCGTTCAAAATGGTGGAGGTTCTGCTGAGGTGGTAATCAATGAAGTTAAACGTGGTAAGAATAATATGGGTTACAATGCTAGAACCGAAGTATATGAAGATTTAGTAGTTGCTGGTATTATTGACCCAACTAAGGTTACTCGTCTAGCATTAGAAAACGCATCTTCAATTGCATCGTTATTACTAACAACTGAATGTGTGATTGCAACTGAAAAAGATGAAAAAGAACCACAAATTCCACAAGGTGGATTTGGTATGTAATAAAAAATAAAAAAATAAATAATATGGCATTTTTTGAAGAAGTAGCAAAAGAAGAAACTAACAATACACTTTGGGTAGAAAAATATAGACCTAAGAAGTTGGAAGATTATGTGGGTAATGACCACCTAAAACAAAAGATTAGTGATTATATTCAGACAGGTGATGTTCCTCATTTACTATTATTTGGTAAAGCAGGAACTGGTAAAACTACACTTGCAAAGTTGATAGTAAATTCAATCAATTGTGATTATATGATTATTAACGCATCTGATGAGAATAACGTAGATACTGTCCGTAATAAGGTAAAATCATTTGCTTCTACTATTGGATTCAAAGATACAAAAATAATTATCTTAGATGAGTTTGATTATATGACTCCAAACGCACAGGCAATCTTGCGTAACTTAATGGAAACTTTTTCAAAACATTGCCGATTTATTTTGACCTGTAATTATGTTGAAAAGGTAATTGACCCAATTCAATCTCGTTGTCAAACATTCCAAATTGTTCCACCTACTAAAAGAGATGTTGCAATTCAAATTAGTAAAATTCTAAATGCAGAAAAAATACAATTTGAACCAAAGGAAATAGTTCCAATCGTAGATGCATCATATCCAGATATTCGTAAGATTATTAATACTTGTCAATTGAATTCATCTAAGGGTGTATTGAAAGTTGATACAAGTTCAATCTTAGATTCGGATATTAAAGTTAAAGTTGTTGATATTCTTAAATCAAAAGATGATAAGAGAAATCGTTATGTAAATTTAAGACAAGCAATTGCAGATTCTCGTGTTCAAGATTTTACTGAATTATACACATATCTTTACGAAAAGGTAGATGATTATGCACAAGGTAATACATCTGCAGTTATTTTAGAGTTGGCACAAGGACAACATAAAGATGCATTAGTAGTAGATAAGGAAATTTGTTTTATGGCAACTTTAATTGGAATCAACGGAATTATATAATGAGTAAAATTATAAATCTATTTGGTGGGCCGGGTATTGGAAAATCTTCAATCGCATCCGGCCTTACCTATAAACTTAAAAAGAAACATATAACGTGTGATAATCCATATGAATTCCCTAAACAATTAGCTTGGGATGAAAATCATTTGGCAATTAAAGACCAATTATATGTGTTGGCAAATCAACATAGGGGTATTGTAAAAAGTTTTGGTAAGGTAGATTATATTATCTTAGATTCACCAATCTTACTCTCATTAGTATATCGTTCTGCTTATACTGGTTTAGAGTATCCAGCAACCTTATATGGAGAGTCTTTTGATAAAATGGTATTAGATATACATAATCAGTATGATTCTCTAAATATCGTTCTAAAACGAACGGAAGGTGGGTATAACGAAAAGGAACGCTATCAATCTTTGGATGAATCTAAGGAATTGGATAGACAAATCGAAGATACATTAGTAAAAAACAATATATCATATAATTCCGTATTGGTTGGTGATAAGACGGTAGATGATATATTAAAAATATTGAATATATCTTAACTAAAATTTGGTAGTTTGGAATAAATTTCGTATATTTGGGTATAAAACTAAATGATATGATAGTATATGACCCTAAAAACCCCTTAACTGACGATGATTTAAAGAAATTATCAGAAGAAGACCTTTTTTCTTATTTAGACCAATTAGCCTTACACAAACGTAAAGATACAAAAGTGATAGGTGAATGGAAAAAGAAAGGACATGATATTCTTAGAAAAAGTGGAGTAAAAAATGTAAAAACGAACCGAAGACAATGGTTCGATTAAAATTAAAAATAAACATATGTCAAACGAACAATTAGCAAAACCATTAGGAGATAGAGTCCTAATCGAAGTAGAAGTAAAAGAAAAGACCGTTGGTGGAATTATCATACCAGACACTGTCAGAGATGGTGAAAATCAAATTGGAGTAGTAGTTTCAGTTGGTAATGGTATTTATACCCAATCAGGTACTAAAATTCCAATGGAAGTAGAAGTGGGTGATAAAGTAATGCTTCCTGCAGGTGGTATGAGTTTGCGTAAAATCAAATTGGGTGATAAAGAATACTATCTATGCAGAGAGATGGATTTAGAAATGATTATAAAATAATAAAATATGGCAAATATATTAGGTCAGCAACCACCCAAACAAAAAGTAGATATTTCCAATTCAGTTCCAATGGTATGTCCTCATTGTGGGTATGATGTATTCATTAGTGGAACAAAGTTTAGAAAATTATCCAAACTAGCATTTGGTGGAGAACAAGATATGGTTATTCCATTCGAAGTATTAGTATGTGGAGAATGTGGTGAAGTAAATCACGAAATGTCTGCAATTGAATTACAAGCATTAGAACATAAGGATAAATTAAGTAAAGAACAAAATGGCTAAATCGCTATTCGACCATATTAAAGCAATTACAACTGAACAAGACCCAAAATATTGGGATAAGTTAGATGAAGCTGATAAAAAGACATGGTCAAATTATATGGTACATAGATTTCTTTCTATGAACCCAGATTGGATACAATTTCTATCTGAAATACAACCTTATACACAAACATTAGAGCCAAAACAATTGTATTTGGCTCTAATTGGTATTTTACCAAAGGGGAAATATTATCTACGTTATGTTAAAGGTAAGAAAGAAGATGCTTATGAAAAATGGTTAATAGAATTGGTAATCAAAGATTATCAATGTTCTAAATTTCAGGCAGAAGAATACTTAGAAATTTTATACGCAACAAAGGAAGGTAAAGAACATATAAAATACATATGTGAAAAATATGGTATAGAATCTAAAGAAATAACCAAATTAAAACTAAAAATTTAGAATGAATACAAATTTTCAAACTGCAAAAGAACATTTTAAACAAAAAGGTTATTGTGAATTTTTTGTAAACGAATTAGATTTAGATTTTTATAATTTTATCAATACTAATCTAAAATGTAACGAGAGTAAAAATATTCAACATCTATTCACCCAATTTAGATTTGATTCTGATGCAATTGAAACTAGATATAATAGTGAAATTGGATACGAACATGCAAATCTTAAAAAAGAACAATTATTTGAAGAATATGGTAATTCTGATATTTCTCAATGTTGGTTTTTTAAAAATGATATACAAGATGCAAGTGTTAAGTTGGGATTATCACCAAACGAATTACAAACCAAAATTGAAATAGGTTTTAATAACATAATTCGTTATTTATATGATTTTGATGAAACTCAACAAATCGACCATACAGGCGAAGTTCAATTAACTTATTATAATCATAAATGTAAATTTACACCTCATGTTGATGAATATGCTGTAAAATTATGTTCTATTTTAGTATATTTAAATGAAAATTATGATAAAAATAATGGAGGATTATTATTATTAAACGATGAAGAAGTAATTCCAACATTTGGAAAATGTGCAATTATGGATTTATCAACCCATAATATTAAACATGGTGTTTCCGAAGTAATAAATGGCATGGGTAGATATGCAATTCTTTCATTTCCAATATTAAAAAAATAAATATGAGTAATACTCTTTGTATATTACCATTTATACATCTTTATACTGAACCAAAGGGTGAAATGAAACCATGTTGTATAGCAGGAGGATTTGATTCACCTTTGGATTTAAAGGAACTAACAATTGATGAAGCATTTAATTCACCTCAAATGAAAGAATTGCGTAAAGATATGTTAGAAGGTAAACGTAATAAAGTATGTGATGTTTGTTACAAAAAAGAAGATTTAAATGGAGTATCACCTCGTTCTGATTTTAATAAAAATACTTTATGGAAATTACCAGAGATAAATGAAGATTATTCCGTAGAAACACAATTTCAACATATTGATATTAGATTTTCCAATCTTTGTAATTTCAAATGTAGAATGTGTAATCATGATTTTTCATCCAATTGGTTTGAAGATTATGAAAAAATAGCACCTGGTTATACAAAAGGTAGAAAAAAGGTAATGAAAGTTTCAGACACTATTGTTGAAGATTTAATACCTCACTTAAATAATATTAAAAGTTTTTATTTCGCAGGTGGTGAACCTTTAATAATGCCGGAACATTATAAAGTTTTAAAACATTTATATGATACAATGCCGGTAATTGAACAGCATTGGGGTAATAAAAGACATCTAAGTATTCATTACAATACCAATCTTTCAGTAATTACATATGATGAACAAAGTTTAGTAGAATTATGGAAAGGATTTGATAGAGTATTTTTATCCATATCATGTGATGGTATTGGTAAAGTTGGAGAATATCAAAGAGTCGGATTCCAGCATGATAGATTTGTAGAAAATTTAAAAACAATTCAAAAATATTTTAGAGCAGAATCACCATATGCAGGTGGTATGGGAATGCAATATAATTTTCAATATACAACTACTATTTGGAATGTATATCATATATTTGATTTTATTAAATTTATGATGGATAATAAATTTATAGGTTCGTCTGAACATATAGATTTTTATTACGCATGGGTGCCTGCACATATAGCATTAAATAATATAAGTGAATCTGAAAAGATAAAGGTTATTGATTTTTTAGAAAATGGTATGATTGATATTAAATGTGATAAAACTACAAATGAACTTACTAATTTAATAAATTTCATAAAATCAGACCCAAATATTGAAGATAATGTAAGAACTATTATAGGATTTACACATGATTTAGATGAATTACATGGAACAAATGTAGATAGTTTACAAGGTGTTGATTTTCATAGTATGACTATGGAAGTTTTTCCTCAATAAATTTGGAAATATCAGATATTTTTCGTATATTTGATATATAAAAAGATAATAAATGGCAAGAGTAAGTTATAGTCAGTATGGAATGTGGACAAGTTGTCAACAACAATTCAAACTAAGTTATATCGATAAGTTAGGAGAATCATCAGCCAACATTCATACTATATTTGGTTCGGCAATGCACGAAACCATCCAACATTTTCTATCCGTAATGTATGGAGTTACAAAAAAACAGGCATTGGAATTAGACCTCGAACTTATGTTAAAAGATAAGTTGGTAGAACATTTTACTGCTGAAAAGGCTAAGATGACTGAAGGAACTCCATGTGATAAAGAAGAGTTGGAAGAATTTTTTGGTGATGGCAGACAAATCTTACAATACTTTAAATCTAAGTTAGATAAACTTTATACTAAAAGTGGATTCGAATTAGTATCCATCGAATTACCCCTAAACGCAGAGGTTAGACCTGGCGTTAATTTTGTTGGATTTATTGATATTGTATTAAAAGATATTTCATCTGGTGATATTATTATCATTGACCTTAAAACTTCTACACGAGGTTGGAGTGATTCACAAAAATCCGATAAGGTTAAAACTTCACAAATGTTGTTGTATAAGAAATTCTATTCAGAAAAATACAACGTTCCCTTAGATAAAATCAAAGTAGAATATCAAATTCTAAAACGTAAAATTAGTGAGAAAGCTGATTTTGTAATCCCACGTATTTCTAAGTTTGTTCCACCAAATGGTAAACCATCAGTAAACAATGCTTGGAAGGGATTTATGGAGTTTGTAGATAGTGTCTATGATGAAGAGGGTAAAGTAAAACAAACTGATTTTCCTACAAATAAATCTAAATCGTGTGATTGGTGCGAGTTCAAATCGCGTAAAATATGTCCAATTTGGCAATAATTTTTTCTTTTTTATATATTTGTATATATTTATACATAAACATAAAAGGAGAGAGTTATGACCCACACAAAACTAACGACAGTAAAAATCGTAAAAGATGTTTACTCAAAATTCAAACAACTTTCGTTTGATTCTAACATTACACTACAAAAATTAGTAAATCGTTCTATCAACAAATACATAGAGGACGAAACTTTTAGAACTGAAATCAACGAATATTCCGAACTACACACTAGTGGTTCACAATTTTAATTTTATTTAAATGGCAGAACAACAAAAGAAAAAGATTCTTTTATTATCAGATGATTTTAGAATGTCATCTGGTATCGCGACAGTTTCAAAGGAACTTATCTTTGGAACATTAGACAAATTTCATTGGGTTCAATTAGGAGCAGCAGTAGAACATCCAGAAAGTGGTAAAGAAATTGATTTAGGAGAAGATGCTAGAAAAATGACTGGTATCGCAGATGCATCAGTTAAGATTATCCCGTGGAGTGGATATGGTGATGCAAATATTCTTAGAGAATTGATTATGAGACATCAACCTGATGCAATTCTACACTTTACTGACCCTCGTTATTGGAGATGGTTATATGAAATTGAATCGGAAGTTAGACAAAATCTTCCAATTTTCTTTTATCACATTTGGGATGATTTACCAGACCCGCAATACAATAGAGATTACTATGAAAGTTGTGATTGGTTAGGATGTATTTCTAAGCAAACATATGGTATTGTAAAAAGAGTAGGACAACGTAGTGATAAACCAACATTCAAACCACTTGAAGATTGGCAGGTATCATATGTTCCGCATGGTATAAACCCACAAACTTATTTTCCAACCGAAGTACCTGAAGGATTCCGTAAGGCTATTTTAGGTGAAAAGGATTATAAATTTGTTTTATTTTGGACAAATCGTAATATCAAACGTAAACAACCATCTGACGTCATTTGGGCTTATAAACGTTTCGTAGATGGATTACCGGAGGAAGATAGAAGTAAAGTATTATTATTAATGCATACTGCACCGATAGACCAAAACGGAACGGATTTGTTCGCGGTTAAGGAAACTATTTGTCCAGATTACGATGTAAGATTTTCACAATCACGTATTTCACAACAAGAATTAAATTATCTTCACAATTTAGCTGATGTTACAATCAACATTGCAGGTAATGAAGGATTTGGTTTAGTAACAGCAGAATCAGTAATGGCTGGAACTCCAATAATCGTAAACGTAACGGGTGGTTTACAAGACCAATGTGCATTTACATTAGATGGTAAAGAATTAACAGCAGATGATTATGTAAAGATTGGTTCATTGCATGATGTGAGAGAGTGGGGTGATAAAGTTCAACATGGAGAATGGGTTAAACCAGTATTCAGTAAAGTTCAAACCTTAGTAGGTTCAGTTCCAACTCCATATATTATCGATGATAAAGTTGATATTTACGAAGTAGCAGATGCAATTCGTTATTGGTATGATAAAACACCAGAGCAACGAAAAGAAGCAGGTTCAAAGGGTAGAGAATGGATGTTAAAAGAAGATGGTTTAAATACTAAATATATGTGTAAAACATTAGTAGATGGTATGGAAACTGCTTTACAAAATTGGAAACCAAAAGATAGATTTAATCTATATAAATTATCATAAAATGAAAGTAAAAATAAAAAAGTTACATCCTGATGCTGTAATTCCAAAATACGCAAAAGAAAGTGATGCAGGATTAGATTTAGTAGCAACATCAGTTATATCTGAAACTCCATCTCAAATAACATTTGGATTGGGAATTGCATTAGAAATACCAGAAGGATTTGTGGGTTTAGTATTCCCACGTTCGTCAATAAGAAAGACTCATTTATCATTAAGTAATTCAGTTGGTGTAATTGATAGTGGATATAGAGGTGAACTCCAAGCCACATTCAACAAACAATACAAATTGGATAGTGATTTAAGAGAGAACTATAAAGTAGGTGATAGAGTTTGTCAAATTATTATAATTCCACATCCACAAGTTGATTTATTGGAAGTAGATGAATTATCTGAATCCGATAGAGGAACAGGTGGATTTGGTTCAACTGGTAAATAGATGAGTAAACCAATATTCATAATAAGACTTCCAAGTAATTGGGGACAAGAAAGAATTGAAAAAGTTCGTGAAAGTATCTACAAAACACAAGGATTAGTAGATGATTATTTTATATTTGTATTGGGTGATTCAGAAGTAGAGAACGTAAAGTTTGAAATGTTTAATTCACCACATACACCAGATACATTACAAAACATCACAAAATTGGCAGAGATGTCAATCGAACGATGTATAAAACAAGAAGAACAACGAAAAAGATTAAGAAATGAGTAAACCATTATTAGTATTTCAAGCACCAGTTGCTACACGCTCTGGTTATGGTGACCACGCTAGAGATTTATTACAAAGCCTTTTTGATTTGGATAAATACGATGTGAAAATTATTCCAACAAGATGGGGTAATACACCACAAAACCAAATTGATGCAACTACGGAGTTTGGTCAAAAGGTTTTAAATAATATCATAACAAATTTAGATAAACAGCCAGATGTATATGTCCAAGTGACAGTAGCAAATGAATTCCAAGCAATTGGTAAATACAATATCGGTATAACTGCAGGTGTTGAAACTACGATTGCTCCAAAAGAATTCATTGATGGTTGTAATAAAATGGATTTAATTTTAGTCCCATCTGAATTTACTAAAAAAGTATTAGAATCAACATCATTTAGTGAGGTAGATAAAAGAACTAATCAAAAGATTAGAGATATTCAAATTACAAAACCGATTGAAGTTCTTTTCGAGGGTGTGGATTTGGATATTTTTGGTAAAGCAAATAGTAAAGTAGATGTATTAAAAGAAATTGATACTGATTTTAATTTCTTATTCGTAGGTCATTGGTTAAGTGGAGATTTAGGTGAGGATAGAAAAGATGTTGGTATGTTGATTAAAACATTCTGCACAATCTTTAAAAATACACCGAAGGATAAACAACCTGGTCTAATCTTAAAAACATCAACTGCGGGATTTAGTGTAATGGATAGAGAATCTATTTCTGCTAAAATTACTGAATTGACAAAAGAATATGGAAATCAATGTCCTCCTGTATATTTATTATTCGGAGATATGACACCATCTGAAATTGCTAGTTTATATCATCATCCAAAAGTGAAATCTATGGTTTCATTTACAAAAGGTGAGGGATATGGTAGACCACTTGCAGAGTTTGCAACAACCGGAAAACCAATCATCGTTTCAGAATGGAGTGGACATGTTGATTTCTTACCAAAAGTAAATACGTTATATTTAGATGGTCAACTAACAAAAGTTCATCCATCTGCAGCTAATCAGTTTTTATTGGGAGATTCTAGTTGGTTCACTGTCAATTATTCAAACGCAGCACAAAAAATGTTAGATGTGTATAAAAATTATTCAAAAAATTTAGAAACATCTAAGGGTTTAAAAACAAATATTGAAACTAAGTTCTCGTTAAAGAAAATGACAGAAGAAATGGGTAAGATTTTTGGTAAATATGTAAAGACAACCGAACATATTCCATTAAAATTACCTGAAATTAAGAAATTATAATGAGAAATTTCACAGCACAATACAAAGAAATTTTAACACCCGAAGTTAGAGTTGGTAAAAATCAAATTTTACCAAGAAACATCTATCGTATATCAACCTATAAAGATGGTGTTCCTCCTACAAAAGTTGGTTTAGAATCTCGTTATGTGTTTGTGTTAGGTAAAGTTGCAGGTAAGATACATTGTCTATTATTGACACACATCTTACCTGATAATTTTATATCTTTATTGAATAAGTTAAGAAACAAATCAAAACCTATTCAATCAAACCAACCATTAGATGAGTTATTAAAATTACTCCCACGTGATGGTAGACAACTTTTTGAAAGTTACATTAAAAACAACCCAAAAGTATATTCATCAGCTTTAGATAATTACCGAACATATTTTATTGATAAGATTCAGAATGTTTGGGAAATTCGGTTTGAAGAAGGATTCCTACAAGATTTATTTAAAGAAGGAAATACCTCATCTACAAGACATGCTGTGATTAAAAAAGAAATAAACGAAAACGATGGCTAGTATTAGTTACGCAATTACTGTCTGCAATGAGTTGGAAGAAATAACTACATTGTTGAATTTTTTACAATTGCACATAAGACCGGAAGATGAAATCGTAATTCAATACGATGAAACATCTGCAACGGATGAAGTTATAGAATATGTGAAGTTAGTGGATAAAATGCACGATAATCATAAGGTTATTAGTTTTCCATTAAATAATGATTTTGCATCATTCAAAAACAATTTAAAATCACACTGCACAAAAGATTACATTTTTCAAATAGATGCAGATGAAGTTCCCCACGAATATTTAATCGAAATTTTAGGAGATGTATTGGATACAAATGCAGTTGATATTGTATTTGTTCCTCGTGTAAATACTGTCAAAGGTTTAACAAACGAACATATTCAAAAATGGAGATGGAATGTAAATGAAAAAGGATGGGTAAATTTTCCTGATTATCAGACACGAATTTATAAGAATACGAATGATGTAGTTTGGATGAATAAGGTTCACGAACAAATTACAGGATATAATACATTTTCAAATTTCCCTGCAGAAGAACAATTCTCACTTTATCATCATAAGGATATTGTAAGACAAGAGAAACAAAATAATTACTATTCTGAATTACAAAAGTAATGAGTAAAAATTTAATATTCATACCTGCATATAACGGATTTGATACTGAATGGCCGGAAGGTATTGAGAGTTGGAAATACTATTGTAAAAAATGGGGTATTCAACTAATCATTGCTAATGAAACAAAAGAATACGATTTCGAGCCTTGGGGTAATGGATGTTATGAGCCCTGGTATGATGAGAGGTTAGTTGAATTAGATTATGATAAAGTTATATTGGTTGATTCAGATACG